GTTCGGAGCGCCGCCGCCCTGGGGCATGATCGACGCCGCGCCTTGCGGGCCGAAAATCTGCTCAAGCAGGCCCCGCAGATTGAAGACGGGGCTCTTGGGTGGTTCCGGCGCCGCGCCAGGCATTCCAGGAGGACCGCCGGCACCGCCGCCAGGCTGATGCTGCGGGCGGCGGAAGTTTCCGAAGCTGTGTGTCATTGGTTGCCTGCCTTCTGCCCTCTGGCCTTAACATCATCAATCAGCGTTCCAAGTACCTGGCGCACGTCGTCCAAGGTCGCCGCGTCCACGTCGAAGGTCCGGGTCTTGGTCAGCGTCCCGGTGTAGGTGAAGTCGTCAATGATGACCTCGACCGACTCCTCGGCGGTCTGGGAAATCTCGGTGAAGCCGCCGACGATGTATTGCATCCAGCCCTTCCAATCGTCTGGACGGGGCGGGTTGCCGAAAAACGGGACTCTCATCGGCGCTCTCCTCCAGGGGAAAACTCGAGTTTCGGGATGCCGAGCCGGAAGTCGCTATCGACCGCATTGGCCTCCATAAGGAAGGAGAACAGCCGGCCGGACAGGTGGAAGTCGGCCACACCCTGGTCCTCTATGATGGATTCCGTCTCGGACTCGATGACCGTCTCCCCATTCATGACGTCCTTGGCGCTGATGGTAACGTCAATCTGGCCGGTCTGGCGCTTGAAGTCGGCGAAGTATCCCCAGATGTCCAGGGAGCTCATGCCGTTGTCGAACTCCTGATAGCCGCTCTGGAGGGACCACGGGATGGCCGCCCCGTTGTCGTTCACGTCGCCAGGGTACTCGTGCCAGTGCACGTTCCCGTCGTGGTCGATCATCAGCGGGCGGTTCTGGATCGTCTCCTGGACGCAGCTGGCGGTGCGCTCGCGCTCCCCGAAATACCAGCATTGAGCCTTGCGGTTATAGGCGACCCAGAACACGGGCTCCGTCTCGCCATCCACCGCGACGTCCCATTGGATCTCGTCGAAGGCCTGAATGTAGGTGCAGACGATCTTGTACCCCTGATTGACCGTCAGCCGATCGAAGAAGAACTTGCGAATGTCGGACACGTTCGGGATCTCGTCCACGTATCCCGTGTACTGCATGAACGTGCCGTTGCTGATCCAGTAGGCCTGCCCGTTCACCACCACCTTGCCGTTGGGGCCCAGAAGGCCGGCGAAGCGGGAAACCAGGCGCGTCTCGTAGACCGCGCTCGAGCCCGTAAATTGGTGGATATAGACCGCCGTGTCGCTCCAGATCATGTTGATCTTCTGGCCCAGGCGGGCGCCAGCAACCAGCTTCGAGCCCTCCTGTAGCCGGCGCTCGTTGGCTGTGTTGGTGCTGGCCGCCGTCCAAATCGTGTTGTCGTCGTCGTCGCACCAGGCCATCGCCATTTGGTCGTTGTCGGCGCCCAGGACGGTAATCATTCGCTCGGAGGTGACGAACATGTAGTTGCCGGTCGGAGCGTTGGTGACAGCCACGGCGCGGTCGTCGGTATCCACCAGCCACTCGTAGACCGTCCCGCCCAGGGGCAGGGCGACCAGGTACTGGCCGTAGGTGTCGAGGCTCCAGACGCGCACGGGCACCACGAACGAGCTCCCGGAGCGTTCGGTGCCGTAGGTGCCCTCGCCGTAGGGTCCGACGCCGAAGCCACCGCCGAACACGATGTTGGCCAGGCCGGGATTGATCTCGTAGGAGAGCTTGACAGCGGCGCCGCCGGACGTGGCGTCGGTAGCGTTCGAGGGCGCTGAATGGGTGATTTCGTAGTCGTCCGGGCCGATGACGATGTCGATCACATAATTGCCGGCGATCGTAATGCCGCCGCCCGCCGTCGCCCCGGAGACGAACACGGTCGCCCCTTCCTCGGCGCCATGAGCGGTGTCGTTCACATGGATGACGGCGGAGCCGTTGGTGATCTCGAACGGGTCCACGCCTGGGGACGTCTCGAAAACTCGCCAGGGCGTGATATTGAACAGGTCGCCGACGGAATCATAAACATAGAGCTTGGTATTGGTCCCAACGGCGATCCATTGGTTATAGCTGAAGTCGTCCCAGGCCAGCATGGACCGGGCCGTTCCAGTAACGGCATTTGCCGAGATGATTGCATTGCCACCGATCTTCTCCGGGAGGCTCTCCACCCAACGGACATTCAGTCCATCGACGTAGCGGTTGTTGGAGTCGTCGCTGTCCAGCTTCGAGATACCGGGCTCGAACTGTACCGGAACCCTCTGATGCTCGTCGGAGCTCATGCCGGCCTCACAGCTTGATGATGACGTTTTCGATGATGGTCGGCTGCACGTTGCCGTGAGCCGTCGCCGACGCGCTGGCGGAGCCGGTGTTGCCGGTGCCGGACGAACTCGACAGGGCCAGGGTGGCCGCGGTCGCCGTGCCGAACATGTCGTAGGAGCCGGAGCCGCCGGTCGAATTGTCCTTGGCTATCTGCTCACTGTTGGTCGGGTAGTTGGACCCCGAATTGCCCGAAGCGTTGGCCAAGAGCAAATGGGTGTGCGCCGGGCCGGTGTGGGTGTGGGACTGCAGGGCGCTCTGGGCCGACGTCAGGGTGGCAGTCTCGACGCCGCCCGTGTCGCCGATCGTGTCGCCGTTCAGCGAGTTGTTGCTCGCAGAGTCAACAAGGCGATTGGTGGAGGCGGTGCCGCCCATGGTGCCCAGGCCAGCGGCCACCCGCTCCTTGTAGTCGGGAACGGGCATCCGCTTATGGGCGGCGAAGTCGGTAGCGGCGTTGGCGCCGCGGCTGGAGGCGCCGCCGGCTGACGTCTGGATGGGGAGCTCGGTCTGGGCGTAGCCCTCCCAGAGCAGGGTAAACAGGGCCTCTGTATCGGCATTGGCGCGGCCGGTGCCGCCGGAGGTGCCGTCGCCGATCGTCGTGCCGTTGCCCCACACCCAGCCGGTGGGGAGGGTGATCCCGGTGAAGCCTATACGCGCGCCCGTAGGCACGGCCTGGCCGGTGAGGGAGCTCTCCAGCTTGGCGCTGGTAACGGCGCCGTCGGCGATCGCCGCCGTGGGGATGGACCCCACTTCATAGACCGTGGCCTCGTAGGCGCACCGCTCGACGTTGACAGCGTCGCACCTGGCGCGCGCCCACTTGCTGCTGGGGAGAACGAACCCGGTGCCGGCGCTGGTCTTGATGGTGAGGGTGAAGCCGCCCGTGCACCCGTTGTAGCAATCCCACTCCTTCAGGGCATCGCGAACGATGACGTCCCGGTTGGCCGTGAGAACGCCGGAGAACTTCAGGACAGCCTTGCGGTTTTCGGTGTCGGACAGGGTGACGTTGGCGACCGTGACCGAGACAGCCGCGGCGTCAACGATGGCATCCTCGATGATCGAGAGGGTGTCATTGAGGACACTGCCCCAGGTGTTGGAATTACCCCCGGTTTCCTGGAGAACAATCTTCAGGTCTTGGGTTGTGACGTCGGCCATTTACAAATCCCCTTCCCAATAGTTCTCGAACGAGAACTCCTGCCGCTCCATGTCCCACTCCGCGTTGGCCAGGTTGATCCCCTCCTTGGCCAGGTTCTCGTTGCGGGTGGCGGCGGCCCATTGCTTCAGGTGATCGAAGGCGCGGTAGAGGCAGGCGTTGCGGAGGACGTCGGGGAGGTCGTCCGTCAGGAAGTTGGTGAGGTTGCTGCCAGAGAGCGCCGGCAGCGCGCCGAAATACCAGAGTCGGTAGGTGTAGTCAGTGTCGGCCGTGCAGTTGAACCGGAACACGGTCCCGTCCATGCAGGCGACCGTCGGGCACCCCAGCTGCGGGTCGGCATTCTCGTCAGTGACCAGGATCTGCTCGAACAGTTCCACGGGAACGATCTTGATCGGCCCAGGGTTCAGGCCCGATCGCCGGAAGCTGGTCGTGGCCTTGTAGCCGGTCGGGAGATCCAGCGTGGCGGCGCCCATTGTGATGTCGCCGGCCTGCAGGGTGTGCATCTTGCGGACGCGGAGGGTCCGGTAGATCCAGGCCTCCGCTTCCGCCAGGATGACCTCGGACGGTGTCTGGCTCCAGTTGACCCAATTTTTGATTGAGCCGTCTACAGTCTTGGCATCGACCAAGGTGGTGTAATCCATGGGTTAGGCCTTCTGGTCTTGCATGAACTTGCCATCCAGGAGGTAGTCGCGAGCCTCGTGCGCGGACCTTATGTCCTTGCCGTAGAGCTTGCGGATCTCCTTGCGGACGTCGCCAAACGGGACCATGGCCTCGCCGCGCGCCCACGCGAACACGTCCATTCCGGTCGGCGGCCCGTCGGCGCCGATGGCCTTCTGGACCTGCGGTTTCTTCTTCCTGGGAACGATGGGATCTCCATCCTCATCGACCTCCACCTCCATGACCACCTTCTTGCGGGGGCGATTCTCGTAGGCGAGTTTCTTGTCCCAATCGCCCTTGCCAGGGATCACGCTACCGTCGGCCGTGAAATACAGGCCGTCCTGGTAGAATTTCGGTTGGCTAGGCCAATCATCGTCGTGGCCGTGGCACGTCCCGAACGGGCGATGGCGATCGAGGGTGACGTCGAGCATGGTCTTGGGCTCGACGGGGGGCGCCACAGGCTGCTCGACAACGGGCGCCATCCCAGCGGGGAGGGTGGACTTCTCTTCCTTCTTGGGAGGCGTAACGCTGAGCAAGCTGCCCTCAACTTGGTTCGTCATGGTCTGCTACTCCTAAAAAACGAACGGCGGCCGAAGCCGCCGCCGCTGTTACATGGAACCGATCTTAGTTGCCGGTCGGGTTGACCGTTGCTCCCTTGATCGAGTGAGAAACGCCGACGTCCTTGGCGCCGACGTCTTCGGCCGCGCAACCAGCCTTGTCCCAATCCGCGCTGGACGTGTCCTGCGGAAGGGGCTGCTCGATCGAGTAGCCGTCATTGAGTCCGTATTTCTTACCGGCCATTGGGGCCTCCTCTGTTAATAATCGTCGTCAAGATAGGAGTCATAGGGGTCGTAACCCCCATAGCTTCGAGCCGGCGGCGTTACCGGCCGCAAGCTCCTGTCGCCGCGCTCCTCGATGGAAACGCTCTTGAAACCCGCACGGGCCATTCCGACCCCCTCACCTTCGTGAGGTTTATAGCGGGCCTGCTCGTCCGTCGTCTGACCGATTTCGTGCGAGCCAACCGTAGGCTTCATGCAGCCCATGCGAGCCTCCTTACCACTGCCAATCAATGATGCAGAACGGTGCACCCATTCCGGTCAGGTTGGCACCTGTGGCGGCCAGGCACTTCAGCACCACCTCGCCGTCTGCCGGGATCTCCTGGGTGAGCAGGAGATAGTCGTCAAACGTGGGGTGGTAAGGCGCGTAAGTGCTGCGGATCGACACAGCGTTGTTGTCGGCGCCGTAGGTCGCCGTGGTGAGGGAGAACTCCTCGCCGTAGGCATCGGCGTCGGACGGGGTGCCGACACTGATCTGCGGGTCCAGGGTGTCGCCGTTCATCACTTCCGTGATGCCCTCGACGCCATAGTCCCACAAGCGACCTTCCTTGCCCTTGGGGCCGAAGATCGAAAACGTCTCGTCAGCGCCACCGCCGAAATCGAAGACTCCGAAGGTGTACTTGACGCGGTTTGCATGGTCATAACCCATGAAACACTCCTATCGTTGCAGGTTAATGGTGGGTGGAGGAACCCCCGATCCCCAGCGATCCCTCCAGCAGGACAGCAAGGCTGATTAGGCCTGGCTCTCCCACTTGACGATGCGGGCGTTGAGCGCGTCAGGGTGCGCTATGCCGAAGCCTCCGAGTGCATACCAGGCCATTCCGTGTGAACGGCCGAAGTCGCTCGGGATTTTGGCGCGGATTTCCACCGGAATAGTCTGCGCCTCGATGACCGTATCCTGGCCGAAGAAGAACGCCCAGGACGACACGGCACCATTCCACTCGTCTGCAACACCGTTGACCACGTCGAAGGTGGTAGAATCCTCCGCGCCGCCCTTGACGATGTTGTTCTGCTCGACAAACCGAACGGACTCATACCGCCCGATTTCGCCGCGCATGATCTTGGCGTAGCCAGTCTCCGTATAGAGATTGATGGCTTCCAAGTCGTTCTTGAAGGTGCGGAACGTGGTCGGATGACCCACCGCACCGAAGTTATCGTCGCGGAACGCCGGGATATTGCGCTCCTTCATCGCGTCCGAGATCGCCTTGATGTGCGCGGAGCGCATGGCGATCGCGTTCGTGATGGTGCAGTCGTTGCCCGTTTCGAGGGTGACTGCCACCGCCGAGTTGCCGGACGCCGGGGCGACCGTCAGCGGAGTGGCATCGAACTGGAGCCACGCCTCGGCGTCGAAGCACCGAGCGGCGTCGTCCTTGAGCGCCTTGTCCACGATCTCCATCAGCTGGACCTTGCTGAGTGACGTAACCAGCGAGGTGTAGGGGATGGAGTTACCGTATTCCCGGATGCTGAGAGAGTTCTGCAGCACCTGGAACGTGGTTTCCGGGATGGGCTCGAGCTCGTTGAGCCTATAGCCCTGGCGGCTCACGCGCTTAATCACGTCCCAGTAGAACGTGGCGCCCCGCTTCATGCCGAACTGCGTGCCGTCGCGCGGATCGCAGAACTGGCGCATTTTGCAGAGTGCGCGCAGTGAGAACCGGAGATTCTTGGAGAGCTCCGGGGCATAGAGATACTGGCCGGCAGCGTTAACTGCCCACTGCATTGCTGTAGACATTGGATCCCCCTCCTGGGGTTAATAAGCTGGCAAGCCTCTGGCTTCCCGCTCCTCTTGAAGCACCTCGGCGTTTGATTGCACCTTGAGTGTCTGAGGCTGCTGTTGCGGGGCCGGAGTCTGCCGGGGCTGGGGTTGCACAGGCAGGTTTTGTGTCCGCTGCGATCGTGGCGGCAGGTTTCCGTTCCCTGGCTGCGGTGTGCTTGGGGCACCTCCCGCGGGCTGGAACCAGCGATCTCCGATGGCGGCCTGGGCGTCGTGCACCACAGTCACCGGATCTCGCACCGTGAGGCCCTTCAACGCGAAACTCTTGTGTGCCTCCGGGATGCGCGCGGCTGGCATTTGATCCACCAACGCCATGGCGCGGGATTCATCCCAGCCCTGGTCGGCGGCGATCAATTTGGCCATGTCCTCCTTCATTACGTCGAGGGTGGCCTGTGCCATCGCGGCTCCAAGATACTTGTCTTGGCGCACGTGAGGGTTCGCGTCGTAGAAGTCCTTCAAGGCTCCTGCACGTTTCTCGTCATAGGACTGCTCCCGAAGCGTGGACCGAATGACGTCAGGCAGCGTAGCAGCGTCGAGGCCTCGGGGGCCCGCCGATGCTTCCTTGACCAGCATGTCAAGGGCGTCTGCCGCTTCGTCCTCGGTGCCAAACTGAATACGACGCGCAAGCTCCACCCGCGACGGCTTGTCGGTGGGTGGCGCTTGCTCTCGCGTATCCTGCCGCGGAGGCGGTTCATCTGCCGGATCTCTCCGACCAGATCGGATTTCCTCGCGAATCTGGCGGGCTTCAGCAAGCGCCGCCTGGGCTTCACGATGGAGTCTCTGGGCCTCGCTCTCGGCTGGCGCCTGCGTGCCCTTCTTGTAGTTTCCTCGGAGACTATCCAGGCCGACATAGGTCGCCTGGCCGTCTTCCATCACGAGGTATTCGGTTTCGCCCTTGGCGTTCTGCCTGGTCAGCGACGGCGAGCTCGAGCTCGGCGGAGGCTGCGGGGCAGTCTCCTCGCTCTCCTCCTGCGGCTGCAGGCTGGCCGGGTTGTCCATGTCCCGGTCCTGGCGCGGGGTCAGGACGGCGTCCTGGCCGTAGCGGGCCTTGGGGTTCGTCCAATCCTCGAACGTATCGGCGTCCTCGGCGTGGCGCTTGGCGTCGATCATCGCCTCAAGGTCGTCGCGAGGGTCGTCCTCGTAGGTGATCTTGGGCTTGCGCGCGGGGGCAGCTTCCTCGGCCTTGGAGGCAGGCTCGTCGGCTGCGGGCGCCGGATCGCCGCCGTGGCTATCGTCCTCCAGGGCAAGCATCTGCTCCTGGGGATCGAGGGCGACGGGATCAGTTGTCGTCGGATTCGTTCTCGGTGCCACTGATGAACTCCACTAAACCATCGGTTAAAACGGGATCGCCCACCTGCATCACGCGGTCTTGCGCGCGATCGCCGGCCTCGGTGGCCTCGGTTATCCAGGCGACCATGATGAGATACCGCTGGAGCTCGGCTTGCGCCTGGCGGGCGCTGTCGATGCCGGCGGCGGTGGTCAAGTCTGCTTCGATGTAGCGCGGGAGGCTCTCGATTGCCGCCTCTCGCGCTCGGTTCACGATGTAGGACAGAGGATCCCGCCCGCGCTTGTCGAGCAGGATCCCTGTCATAGCTCGCCCCAGGGCGGCCGCGAGGAAGTCCTCGGCGATCGCCTCGGGGATATGCAGAACGCGCTCACTCACGGGGAAATTCCTTAGCCGGTAGCAGCGTGCTCGCTGGCCAACACTTCGCGCCACTTAATCATGAAGGCGCAGTACCAGGTGCCGGTCGCCGGGACATCGTTGCGGACCACGAGTCCTTCGTTGGCCCGCAGTACAATCGGATGACCTGAACGCGGCCACAGACGCGCGTTCTGCAGTCCCGGTGTACCAGCGACGTTGGGAACGCCGACGGCGATCGAGGAGAGCGGGTGCGCGTCCAGGGTTTTGGTGCCTGCACCCAGCGCGGCGGTTGTCGCCATGCGGATTTCCGCGAACTTGGTGGCGTTAACCTGGCTAGAGTCCACCTTGGCGTTCGGGGCGGTGAGGGTCTGGGCAGTTCCACCCGTGCCCGCAACCGAGAAGCTGATCGCGCGCGTCAGGTCGAAGAAGCAGCCGCCAGCCGCAAACGCGGTGCCCAGGTTGGCGAATGAGAACAGGATCTCGTCAATGAGAGCGATCCAGTCCGTATTCGTCCAGCGCATCTGCAACACCTCGGTATCGGCAGACAGGCCAGCGGCAAGGATGCCGGACTGACAGCCGATCGCGAAATGGTCGCCCTGCTCCGGCCCGGACGACATCTGTATAGAGCCATAGTCTGATGCCCTGACGACTTCGCCATTCGGGCCGAGAAGTGGAACACCCATGGGAATCTCCTCTAGTTGGGTTTGCGCCAGGACCACGCCACGCCGAAGTTGCCCGAGAGTTTCGGGGCTGCTGCAGGACAGCGTGGTCCGTAGGTTCGCTGCGCTACAGGGGCATCGACTTCGCCGTAGATGGTGAAGCCGCGGCCTGGAATGATCTCGCCCACGCGCAGCTTAATGGGCGCAACCAGGTGTTCGTCCGTCGTGCCACCAGCGACACGGGTCAGATACATGTCGATGTAGGCGCCAGGCTGGATCGGCGTCCCGCCGACTATCACGGAAGCCTGATTGGCTCCCCCGGCCGCAAACGCGAGGGTTGCCACGCCCTGATCGGCGTTGCCTGCATAGTTGGGCATTGGAGTCTCCTGGGGTTAGTAACCGTCGGCCAATAGGGCTATGCGCGGGCGAAACACGTACAAGCCGCATCCCGTGGTGCCCTGGAAGTTGCTCGTTGCGAGAGTGATGTTCGTGATGTAGATCGCGAAGATGCTGCTGGTTATCGCGGCATCGACGCGAACCGAAACCCTGGTGTGCGTCCAGCCTCCGGGTATCACCTTGCTGACGTCTGACAGTACAGAGAACCCGGAACCGTATCCGAACCCATTGTTACCGTCGGCCGAGCCCAGGTCCGGGTTGAGACGGCGGGCGGCGCCGCCGAACGATCTCCAATACATCGACCACCAGTAGTCGATCGTCGAGGCGGCCTTGGTGAAGGCGAGCGCCTTGGCCTGCCATTGCGAGCCAGCGGTGTATTCACTGAACGTCGTCGCTTCGGTTTTCCCCGTCGGAGCCTTGGCGTTCTGAGACGTGAGTGTGGCCTGGCCACCGAAAACGTCGTTCCACCCGGTGGTGAAGATCGTGTTGCTCAGCAGATTCCCTGGAGGTTCCGCCCCGACCAGAGGAAGCTGCAGGACCGCGGCCTTGACGGCGTTCCTCATATTGCACTTATCCCCGTCAGATATTCGCGCAGGGCATCATAGAGCAGAGCCACCTCAGTAGCGGTAAGGCCGGCGCCGAATCCGGCCACCATCACTTGCTTGGCGCTGAACTCTCCAGAACCGGCGCAGAAGGTGATGTTGGCGTTGGTGAGGTCGGTGGAGGCTCCCGTCTCGGTGCCGTATGACAGGCCATCCTTGTAGCCGGTTTGAAGGTTGGCTCCGGTTCGAGTCCCCGTGATGAAGCATTTTCCATCGCTGTTAGCGACGGAGGTAAACGCGCCGGCATTACTGTTGTTGCGAGTGATACATACACCGAATGCTCGTGCGTACAGGCTTAGGCCCGCCCCGGAGGCCTGGCCCATTTCCTCGGCGCTATTGTCGGCGCTGGTATTGCTCCAGAAGAAGCCGCTGTTGCTGTCCTTGATGTAGTTCGGCGAACTGGCCGTGGTCGGGTTGAAGTTGCAGTCCACAAAACTGCTAGAGCCGTTGCCGGTGTATCCTCGGTCAACCGCGAAGGTCGGTGCATTTGTCAGGGTGGCAGTAAAACTCGCGCTCTTGAGATTGGCGAGGGACGCCACCGCAGCTTCAGCGGCAGGGACGTAGAGTCCGTCGAGCTTGGTCCAGACGCCGCCATCCCTGAGCCGCAGGATCAACTTGTTGTAGCGCGCCTTCCGGGCTGACGAGATCCCCGACACGCGACTGAAGAATTGGGCGGCTTCAGCACAGGGCGGTCCTATCCCCAGAATTGCGGCCCGGCGCGCGCCCTGGAGCACTTACGCCTCCAACATGCCGAAGCGGAATTTCAGCCCGGAGGCGCCGAAGGTCGGGGCGCCCGAGCCGTTGACCACCGCGACGTAGCAGCCGCGCGTGCCGGTGGCGGCCTTGAGCAGCTTGCCGATCGGCCCGATGCTGGCCACTCGGTTGGCGCCGAGATCCTTCCAATCGCCCGACGCAATGTCCACGATCGCCTGGACGTCCAGCACCTCGGTGTCGTCAATGTCCGGGGCGGAGTCCTCGGCGCCGATCGAAGAGTTGGCCGAGAGGAAAACCAGGTAGATAGCCACGCCCTGGTCGGCAGCGTCGATCGCCAGGATGGACTGCAGGATGCCCACCCCGCCCTTGGACGAAAACAGGCCGTCCACAAACTCGTTGGTGGCCAGGACGTCGCCGGAGGCGGCCGCGCCGGCCAGGGTGGTCGGGGTCCAATCAACGAAGTTTCCCCCGGCTCCAGTGCTCATATTGGAGTCGTAGTCGGTCATCGGGTTTTCTCCTGGTTAGGCGGCGTCTCTCAGAGCTCGCACCGCCATGAATGCGTCCATGGCGTCCTCATCGTCGTCTGAGGTCAGATCCCCTATAAACTCGTGCGGGGTGAAGGTCGGCGTCGGCGCGTGCCAGGCGGGCTCGAGTGCGGCCTGGCCAGCAAGTACCGAGATGAAAACCGGGAACTCCTGGTTGTTCGATAGCTCCGGGCCGACCGCGATAGTGATCGACCGCTGCAGGTAGGCCTGGCGCCGCTCCTGGACGGGGTCTGCAGGCGCTTGCGGTAGGTAGGCGCCCTGGCGTCGCGGCCTGGGCTTGCGCTTCTCCCCGCCCCCTCCAGGCCTGCGTGGGAACCGCGCCTCCATGCGGAAGCTGACGCCCATGTGGCAGGAGAGGTTGGCGGACGCGCTGACCAGTACCGGCTTCGCCTCGAACTCCAGGGTCATATCGACCCGGAACTCGGGGTTTGTGACGACGAGCTCCACCGTGTTGCAGGTGAAGTCCAGCGTCATTGCGCAGGTAAGACCAGAGTCCTCCGAGCCGCCAAGGGGGCCGGAGCCTAACGGTCCAGTACCGAGAGGCCCCATCCCACCAATGGCCATTGTGTGATTACTCCTTGGGGCCTGTCAGGGCCCATGGGCGCCGGAGCATGTCCAGGCCGTCGTTTGCGGCGGCCTTCTTCTGGGTCATGGAGTCTCGAATGAGATCCTCCACCCTATCCAGCTTGTCGAACCCCTTCTCCTGGCCCTTCTTGAGCTCGGAGAGAGTTTCGTTCTGAGACTTGGCGATTTGCTCCAGGACCATGACGCGGCCCTTAGTGTCGGCGTGTTTCTCGTCGTTGAGCCGGCGGGCTTCCGCGCGGTCCTTCTGGACGCCCTCGATACGATTTTCCACGCCCTCGATGTGATGCTCCACCGTGACCTGGTTCTCGATGATCGTGTCCACCTTCGTCTCGATCTGACCCTTACCGTAGAAATGCAGACCCACTTGGGTCATTACGGCGAGGGCAAGACTTGCGGCCGCAATGGTCGCCCCCCGATCCCAGCCGTCCGCCATCTTGTGCCCCAATCCCCTGATAGCTGTGGTCAGCATTGGTGTGGATCCTGTCGCCGCGTTCGACTGACAGGGTAACTCACCCGGTCCCGTTTGTTTCCCTGTACCTTAGTCCAACGCCATTATACGCTAGCCGTAGACCCAAAAACTTATCATTTGACGCCAGATTATTGCTTGATCTCGCCAACCGGGGCAGCGAGCTCTTCCATCTTGTCCTGCAGGGCCTTGGGAAGTTTGTCCGCAACGGAGCTCTTGTCGCGGCGGTTCTCTCGCGGGGTGGACGGCTCGGCGATCGTGATGCCCACATCGACGGCGCCAGGGTCGTCCCCCTGTAGCTCCTTGACCGCCTCCAGCTTGACCGGATCGGCCTTAGCCGCCTCGCGCGCGGCCTTGCGGGCGTCGCGCACGTCGTGCTGCAGCATATAGTCCTCTTGATCGAGATTGCGGGAGGTCGCGCGGCGGACACAGTTACCGCCCTCGATCACCACCTCCCAATTTCCGGCCTTCCAATCGGCCGGCATTTTCTCGATGACGACGGGCTCGGTCTTGATCGTGCCGATGCGAGTGTCGTCCACGCGCTTCATGACGCGGAGCTGGCCGTCCATGTCGACGCACATGAGATCAGGACGCGGGACGTTGAAGCCGTCCACCTCGTCGGCAACGGCGGCGCCCGTGAGCGCCGCCAGCAGGATCAAAATGGCCAATTCCCTCATTTGGGTTGCTCCTTCGCAGCTGCCGGAGGCGGGGCCTTCGCGGCGTTCATCATCTTCTGTTGAATGATCGCGGCCGCGGTGGCGAGCGTGAGCCCCTTCGCCTTGACAGCCTCGTCCATCATGCTCAGCAGGGCCTTCTGCTCCTGCGGGCTGAATGTCACGGTAATGTCCTTCTCGGGCGCTTGCTGGGCCAAGGCCGAGCTCGCCATCAACGCAAACGCAACTCCAAGCAACAACTTCCTCATTTCCACTCTCCTTCTCTCAGTGAATTGCTAAGGCCGCCCCGGCAGCAGCGTTTGCCCCTGTCCAATCGCACGTATTGGACATGGACGCCCCCGTCCCCGCAGCATCAGCTGTGGAGTAATCCTCTTCGGCACTCTGTGTGTCTTCGCGCTCGGTTAGGACCGCCCAGGTGGTTGAGTCGGCAACGCCCGAATTGAGGCATCCACCAAACACCCATCCGGTGGTGTCAGTCGTGCCTGTGGTCAGGACAAGAGCGCCGCTCGCCGCGTCATCATCAGCCACGAAACTGTCAGCGACGAATGGCCCGGAAAACCCGGTAATGAACCAGGCACACAGCACCGCTGAAGTCACCGCCTCGGAATGTTGCAGCTGGAACAAGCTCTGGGTTGGCTGGGTATACTGCGGTGAGTGGCCAACATAGGCGTTGACAATGCCGGTGCCACCTTGGTCGGCGCGCTCGGTCCAGGATAATTGTCCGTTAGTGAAGTTGTTGATGCTGAAGGCTGTGGCGGAGTCCTCGCTCAGGGCTACCGCCACGTAGATCCCAGGCCAGGTCTCATCGACGCCCGTAAATACCGGATTGAAATTGTAGTTCGTCGCGTTCGATGTATCCGCCAGGCAGGGGGCGCGGAACATGGTTTTGGCCGACGGAGCCGGCCGCCCACCCAGCAATCCGCCACTGTTGAATGAAAACTCCTGCGCGGTCGCCGGAGCGATCAGCAGTAGGAGTGCGAGGAGACTACTCAGCCAGGGTCGAAGCATTGTCTGTCCAGAAGAATTTGATGCCAAGGAGGAGTGCGTCCCCCGCGCCGTTGTCTACAGAAGTATCGCGCGAAATGCGACACGCGACATAGTCGTTTTCGGCCGGCGTGCCGGCGATCGTGATCGCCGAGCTCTCCGCTCCAGCCTGGAGATCGCCGGCTGCGGTGACAGTGACCGAGCTCGCTTGAGCCGTGCCGACCGCGGCGTTGAGGACGTCGTCATGCGAGATTGCCACGCAGGCGAGCTCGAACTGGACGGTTTGGGCGGCCGAGCAGCTGGAGCATACCAGTAGCGTGCTGAAGGTAACGGTGGACTCGTTCCAGGCCTTCGGCATGCCGATCTGGAAGTCGGCCCGCTCCTCGGTCGCGCCCGTGTCGAAGGCGCAAACCGATATGGTGAGGTCGTTCGAGCCCGTGTCCAGGGTGTCGCCGCAGCTTGCCGGCGAGGTGATGTCGTTCTTCATGGATCCGGCGGGGATCCACATCATCTGCTTGCCGGCGCGCTTGACGGCCTTGCCCTCGACGGTGAGCTCGCCCGCGCCATTGTCGGCCAGGGTAGTGCCGGTGTCGCCGTTGAACTCGATCGTGCCCGTGGGGCCCAGGAACAGGTCATTGACGCCGATCGAGGCGGTGCCGATGTCCACGGCGTCGTCGGTCCCGAGCGTCAGGGTGGTGATGCCGGCGATCGTGATGTCGTTGCCGGTCTGGGTAATGGTGGCATCGCCATTATCCCAATTGATGACGCCGCCCTCGGCGAGGAACAGGTCCGACCACTCGTACGTAGCGGGCAGGCCCAGGGATTGGCCGTTGGTGGTTCCGGGGCCGAGCCCCGCCGCGCCGACGGTCACAGACACGACCGGCGTGCCGTTAAGGTTGGTGTAGAACTGCAGGACGCCGACCTCAGCGGTGTTCGTCACGCTAAGGGCGCTGCCGTCAATCCGGCCATATTCCTCGATGTTCCCGGCCGAGTCCTTGCCCTGAAACTTGATGCGGCCC